AGTCCTGGTATCTAAGAGATAGATTCTTTAATACTTATCTAGCAGTTACTAAAGGGATCTGGACGAATCCTGATGAAATGATTTCAATAAGTTCAGATATTGAGGAAATTGATGTTCTTAGATCTGAGACTTGTAGAATTCCACGAAAGCCTAATGGGAGTGGACTTATTCAAATATATCCAAAACCTGAGATGAAGTCTAAATTTAGAATAGAGAGTCCTAACCTGTTTGATAGCTCAGTGATGAGCTTTGAGGATGGTGATCCGGTTTACGAAACTGTAGATATGGAGTTTGATGCATGGCAACAGTAGAATCCACATACCATAATGTTATTAAAGATCTAAGAGAGGCCCAGAGTGCCGAGCGAGATGGTCGTGAGAAAGCTAGAGAAGCTGATCACTTTATAAATGCTCGTGATGGCCAATGGGAACCTAATATCGTTCAACAGTACGAAGGCAAACCCCGATACACGATTGATCTTACAAGTGGAATAGTAAGTGATGCCCATGGTGAAATGAGTAGCATGGAGTTTTCTATTGCAGCGAGACCAGCTGGTGGGCCTGCAACTACTGATATTGCTTTACATTATGAGGGGCTAATAAGAAACATTGAAAACAACTCAGGCGTCGGTGCTAAGTATATTTATAGAGCTGCTGGTCGACAAATGCTTACAGGTGGAATCGGCGGCTGGGGTGTTAAACAAGGGTACCGAGATCCTTTTTCTTTTGACCAGGATCTTATTATATATCCTATAAGTAATTTTGTTGATAGGGTCTGGTTTGATCCTAATGCTGAGTTACCAGACGCCTCTGATGCTAACTGGGGTTTTAAGCTTACCTCTATGAGTTTAGAGACTTATAAAAGAGACTTTCCAAAAGGTAGCGGGATGTCCTTAAGTAGAGATTCTTATGGGACAGTTTACTCCTGCCGTAAAGATAATGAGGTTATTGTAGGTGAGCGTTACTGGAGAAAAGCTAAGACAATTGAGCTTGTAAGAATGACTAATGGCTCAGTATTTGTGGCTGATGAAGAGTTTGATGCTGTTAAAGATGAACTAGCAGAACAAGGAGTAACGGTCGAGAAAACAAGGGAATCAGAGGCTTATACAGTATATCATCAGTTGCTCGACGGCGGTGATTTTCTTACTGGCCAGAAAGAGACTGTGTTTACCTATGTACCTTTAGTTCCAGTATATGGTAATTTTGAGATCTCTGAGGGCCAGCTTATATACTGGGGTCTTGTTGAGAAGCATATGGATCCTCAAAGGATTCTAAATTACATTGAGTCACGAAAAGTTGCTGAAGGTGCTCTAGCTCCAAGGGCTAAGAAATGGATGACTAAAGAGCAAGCTGCGGGACATGAGCCTAAATTAAGGACCCTTAATACGAATAACGATCCTGTGCAGTTTTATAATCATATACCGGACCATCCAGCGCCATTTGAGACTGGAGGAGCTCAGATCAATCCTGGACTCTCCGAAACAAGTGCGAGTATGAATAGGTATATGCAGACTATATCAGGCCGTGTGGATCCTTCTGGGGACCCTGATCTTGGTCTACAAAGCGGCGTAGCTCTAGAGGCTTTACAGAATAAAGGCGATACAGGTAATGTAAGCTATTTCACAGCAATGGAAGTAGCTATAGCACATACTTGTAGGATTGTAGGTGATGCTATACCACGTACTTATGATGCTCAGCGTGAAGTTCAATTAGACTTCCAGGACGGTTCTACTAAGTCAATTACCATCAATCAAAAAGTGTTTGATAAAGACACTCAGAAAGTTGTTGAGCTGAACGACCTTTCAAAAGGTACCTACAGCTTTAAATGTTCTTCTGGTCCGGCTTTCCATAATAGGCAGCAAGAGACTGTGACTGCAATAAATAATATAGCGGCTATTGATCCATCAATTCTTCAGACTGGTGGTGACGTTCTTCTCAATAATATCCCAGCTCCAGGTATGGATAAGCTGGCCAAGAGAAAACGTGCCCAGATGATTGCTCAGGGCCTCATTCCAGAGAATGAACTTACTCCTGAAGAAGTCCAGCAGTTACAGAAAGACCAAGCTGCAGCAGCAAATCAGCCGCCAAGTGCAATGGACCAGGCCTTGATTGCAACAGCAGAAGCTGATCGTGAAAAAGCCCAGGCTGGAACAGCTGAAATTATGAGTAAAATAGACGAGCGCGAAAAGAACTTTATGCTTGCTGTTGAAAAGTTTCAGCTTGAAACACAGAAGACTCAAGCCGATATAAAAAATAATAACAGTAAATTAATCCTTGATGCTATGAAAGCTCAGGATGAACAGATAAAAGTTTTAGCAGACACTTTGAAAGTTATAAAGGAGGCCATTGGGGCCGACGCAATTGTAGGACCTGCGAATACTAGGTCCTATGAAGAGCAATCTAAGAAGTTACTTGGTACTATAGTAACTTCTGACTAACCTTTATCTGCACGGGGCAAACCCCGGGTCGACTACGCGGTCATAAAACGCGGGACGGAGGAAGTATGGTAGACGAAATAAAAGTAGTAGCAAAACCTGACGGGCAGGTTGATAATCCAACGCAATCTATAGTAGAGGATAAGGACAAGGACCTCGGTCTTAGTGCTATTGTTGTTGAGGAACCCGGGACCGGCGATGAGCCTAAAGGTAATGAGCCCATAGACGAAAAACCTATTGACCAGACCCCTGGCAATACTGACTCTGGGCTTGAGGACAAGACTAAAATTGATCCAGTTCAAAAGAAGATCAATAAGTTTGTCTACGAGAAAAAAGCGGCAGAGGAAAGAGCAGAAGCTGAGAGGCAAAAGCGTCTTGAGGCCGAAGCTAAATTGGCAGAGGCTACTAAGGAAGAGCTTCCTGAGATTCCTGCTATCCCAGACTATATGGATAAGGATTTCGATCAGAAGATAAAGGACCGTGATGCAATAATTATTAAGCATGCTGAGAAAGCTGCAAATGAACAGGTGCTTAATAAGATCCGTGAGGACCAGGCCACAGCTGATCGCCAACAGGAACTTGAAACAGTTAAGAACAGTATCAAGAAGTTTGATGATCGAACTGAAGAGCTTAAGCTTGATAAAGAGACTCTTCTCGAGAGTCAGAATGTTGTTGGTAACTTCTTAACTGGTAAAAAAGATCTTGCGCGATATCTCCTTGCTGATGAGAATGGGCCTTTGAATGTCTTATATCTTTCTCAAAACGCTCCAGAGCTTGAGAGGATAAGCAAGATGCCTGAGACAGAGGCTGCAGTATATATTGCAACACAAGTTGCCCCAAAAGCCTTAGAGCTTAAACCAAAAACCACAAACACACCGGATCCTGTTTATGTGCCAAATGGCAAAAGTAAAACTGAAATGGAGGATCCCAATTTAGAGGGCTGCACTTTTACGTAGACCTCGGGAGATAAGAAATGGCAAACAATTTTGATAGTAATTTTACAAGAAAACTTGCAAGAGTCTTTTTGTCACAGTTCCAGTCTAAAAGAGTTATGTCCAAGAATGTTGATACTCAGCTTCTAAAGGGCAAGTTCAACCCAGCTTCTGGCGAGAACGTTGACTTCAAACGTCCTACAGATTATGTATCTGTTCGTACATCTGATGGTGACGTTTCCAGCGAAGATGCTTCTCCAATCATCACAGGTAAAGCAACTGGTACTGTCCAGGACTATTTCACAGCTTTCGTTGACTACGATGAGGCTGATGAAGCGATCAAGATGGACCAGCTTGATGAGCTGCTCGACCCAATGTCCACCAGAATCTGTACAGATCTTGAGCTTGACTTTGCAGCTTTTATGGCAAAGAACGCTGGCCTCTATGCTGGTACTATAGGTACTGCAGCAGATGCCTGGGGTGATGTTGCAAATGCTGGTGCTACAATGGAAGCTCACGGTATACCAATGGACGCTCCTTGGTACTACTCACTTAATCCATTTACACAGGTTGCTCTTGCTGAGAACCAGCGTTCTCTCGGTGCTGGTGGATCTGCTGGCAGCATGGTTAAGTCGGCTCATGAGAAGGCCACAATCGTTGAAGCATATGCTGGATTTGATAGAGTCATGACCGCAACAACGCTTCCAACATATACTACAGATTCTGTGGCTGATCGTGTGGGCGCTCTGGCCAGTGATCCTACAGTGACGTATCTTGGTGCTAAAGATACTATGACTCAGACTCTTGCTGTATCTGGATTTGGTGCAGATCTCGAGATCAGAGCTGGTGAGATCATCCAGATAACTGGTCGTAACAGACTGAACCTGTCTACTCGTAATCCTGTTATCAACGCTGCCGGTTCACAGATTGTCTTTACTGGAGTTGTAACAACTGCAGTGACTCTGAGCGGAACTGGTACAGGAAATATCGTTATATCAGGTCCAGCTATCTATGAGTCAGGTGGTGCTTACAATACTGTTGATGCTGCTCCAGTAACTGGAGATGTAGTAACTGTACTTGGGTCTGCAAGTACTATTTACCAGCCAAACTTGTTCTGGAACAAGAATGCTTTCTCTATAGGCTCTGTTCCGATCAAGAGGCTGCACAGTACTGATACCTTTGCTACCACTAAAGACGGCCTCCAGTTCAGGGTCTCTAAGGGATCTGGATTCCTTGAGAATACAAACCAGGTAAGAATCGATCTTCGACCAGCTTATGCGGTTCTTAATCCATTCTTCGCAGGTCTGGGTTACGGCTCCTAGCCCATCTGTGACTCACAGCTAGTAGTATATTTGCTATTAGCTGTGAGTACTAAACTTAAACTTTAAATTGAGAGGCATAAAATGGTAGATACAAAGAAACCAGCTGCAAGACCTGTAGCAAAAAAAGTAACAAAGAGACTTCCAGACCATCTTACCATGCTTGAATGGGAGAAGGACGATGGTACGATTATACGGACAAATGCTCTCGAGGCCAATATTGAAGTGGCAGTTTCCTTAGGTTGGAAAAGACTCGAGAGAACCTAAGGTAAAGATCTAATAAAGTAATAGAGCCTGAGAGCCTAATGCTCTCAGGCTAATGCGAGGATAGATAAATGGCTGGTATATCAAACGGGGATTTTAGCAGCTTCTCACTTGGTGAGGACATCATACTAAACGGTGACTTTAGTAGCGGAGATGACGACTGGACACTGGGGTCTGGGTTCTCAGTCAATGAAACCACAGATAAACTTGAGCATGATGGGTCTGCATCATCTAACGCTACTCAGGATCCTCCAGGCATTATAGCTTACCGATCCTGGAAAGTTATGATTGATGTTGATGCCATTCCAGGTGGCGCCTGGATAATGCGCAATACAATATGGGAAGAGAACCTCAACTTTGTGTCCCCAGGTATAGGCTTAACTGAGTGGCGCTGTAATATGAGTGACAATAATCCTACAAGATTCTCATTGAGGTGCACCAATACGGATCTTACAACTTCCATAGCTGATAATATTACTATGCAAGAAGTCACCTTGGATGATTGGACCCTAATAGGGGATGATCGTAGTGAAACTGAGTTTGTAGAGATTAACGGTGAAGATACCACTGTAAGACTTGTATCTGCTACTGGCCAGACTATTGGCTTTGAGCAAGAATGCGACAATGGTACATATAAAATTACTCCTGATATAACAGTTACAAGTGGGACCATAGCAATAGGCGACGGTGGGTCAAATATCGAGACAGGCATAAATGATAACACTTCTTTTGACCTAGTAGTTGCTACTGGGAAGATTCAGTTCTATACAGAAGATAGTGCAGATGCCGATATACTTTTAAATGAGCTTGATATTAACGCTTATCCAGTTGCCGAAATAACACATCCTGAGGACGGAGAGACTGTTGGCTATGGCTTAGATGTGAGCTTAGAAGGAACTGGATCAGATTTAGAAGGTGGTCCTATCACTGGGCCTGGTTTGACTTGGTCCTCAAGTATTGACGGGGCTTTAGGCTCTGGGTCTCCTTTAGTAAAAAACAATCTTTCTGAAGGTACTCACACTATCACATTGACAGCTACAGATAGTGACTCAAATACCGGGACAGATACTATCCAGTTAATTGTTTCTCAACTTGAAAATAATTTTGAGAGTAATTACACTAGATGGCTTTTTCCAAGAGGTGAAGATGTCGATTCTGATCGAAACAGCTAGAGATATTCTACTCGATGCCCTTGACGACATTGGCGTTCATATGGATGAGACTACTGTAGGAGCATCCGATGAGCGCATTGCCGTTAAGGCGATTAACCGTATTATGGCAAGTCTAGCAGCTAGAAATGTAAACTTGGGGTTTACTAAGCTTACAAATATAGCTGATCCTGTGACTATCCCAGATGGTGCAATGGATGCTTTAGTCTCTTTACTAGGGTTTAGGCTTTGGCCTAAATATAGAACACCAACAGTTACAAGTTCTATAGTAGCAAACGCTAGAGAAGGTATAAAGCAAATGTTCCATATTGGAATTGAAATAGGTGAGACTAAGTTTCCTGAGACCTTACCAACCGGCAGCGGTAACTACGTATGCGGAGAACGACAGGTTGATAGATTTTATACTGGTGATATAGTTGACTCAATCTTAGCTGAGAATAACGGTTCAATAAGTCTGGAGGATAGCACTTATGAGTAATGTAGGCAGAGATATAAAAAAGAGTAATTTTACCTCAGTAAGTGAAATACCTTCAGGGTCCACTTTCGACTTTGTATAT